AGCGGGCCATCCGCTCCGCGTTCTGCATCTTCTGGGAGACGTTGCGGCTGGCCCCGTCCGCCGAGAAATCGTAGGAACCGGCCAGGGCTGCGGCTTTCTCCGACCACACGTCGGCAGCGGCGGCGTTCAGGTCGTAGGTAGCCGTCCAGTCCGGGTTTTCTTCCAACGTGCCCGGCGTAGTGGTGCTCTCTACCCACGGCCCCTCTCCGCGCGCATCCTCCAGCGGGTAGCGTTCTATGTAGGCCGCGAGGTCGGTGTATTGGTAGGTAGTTGATCCTACCTCCCCCACCATGCGCCGGAGCCTTTCACCCTGTTCCGCCGTCGCTGCCATCTCGCTCCTTTAGGTGAGGCGAAGGTACTCTACGTAGAGAGTACCGGTAAGACCGGCCGTGGTAGCCGAGCCGGTCACATTGCAGAATTCGGCAGCCAACCATACCCCCGGTGCGGTGACCTCAGTAGCGATGCTGGCAGAATAGGCGGAGCAGGTGTAAATCTTCCCCGCTGCCGCTGCCATCGCCGTCGCCGTCATCATGTCGGAGTAATCAGTGGTGGCAGATGTGCCGACGCCAATGGTCAGATTGGCTGCACCGGTGGAGTTGGTTTTCACATAGAGAAGCGCACGCGTCACGATGATGTCTGCGCCCTCCGGGTTAGCGATGCTGGCGATAGCCCCGCCGATCGTGGCTGCTACGCCGGTCAGCGGGACTGAGAACCAACCAAGCCCAATCGTATTCGGTGCTGTACTCATTAGATTCTCCTTTAGAGAACGTAGTAAATCTTGACAGCCGTCCCGTTTAGAGCACTGTTCAGGTCAACCGTGTTTTTCGCCAACGTAGTTGCATGTACGACGACGGTCGGGGCAGTTGCCTCTTTGACTGCGGCTAGAGATGCGCATAGAACCTGTGCGGTATCGCTGAGTTTGTCCGGTAGGCCGATAGCCTCACTCGTACCGATTGTGATTGTGTCTTCAGTACCGGCTCCCGCATCACGGACCCAACTTGCGCCTGTGATGGAGGTCACAGCCTTGAAAGCGTTCAATGTTGTAGCGGTACTGGCGGCAACGGGCGCGATGGTCTCAGATAGCGCACTGCCCGCGAGGTCAGTGCCGACGATGGCAAGTGTGCCCATTGTATCGTTGACACCGCCTACCTGCGTGACGGTGATCAACAATTTGCGAGCGATACCTGCCTCCGGCATAGTCGTGGCTGCCAGGGTATAGGCCCCCACTTTCATAGCAACGCTGACGACAAAACGGTCAACATCGCTTACGGCAGGTGAACCGGGACTATACTCTACGACATTACGGAGATTGGTTCTGAGACTGGCAATATCTGTTTGTGCCTCGCGCGCTACATTCGTATTGAAAGGGAAGAGGCTCATGTCATCACCCCCTATGCCGTTACAGTCGCAAACGCGCACCGGCTGGCCGCGGTCGCCTGCATGAAGTTGATGGGGTTGGGCAGCGCAAAGCCCAGGCGCATGACGGCCCGTAGCGCCACCATGTCCTGCTGCGCGAGGTTATAGACGATGGTCCCTGCGCCATCCTGGATGACTGCCTGATCCAGAACTTTGTAGGTGATGTCCTGGCGGAAGGCATAGACCAGTTGGTCCCACTGGCCGGAGATCATCAGGCTGGAACCGGAGACCACGCTACCATCCAGAGGGAAGTAGATCGGCCCGCCATCCAGTTCGTAACGAGTGGGGTCTTGAATGGAGGCCTTGAAGATGGGCATTCCGTCGGTGGTGCGCACATTGCGCAGTTTGCCGCGCATAGAGACGTGGGCGATATGGCCGGTTGCCATGAAGCCGTCCGCCTCCAGGAGCATGAGCGCGCCCGCAACACTGGCGGCGGTCTCGCCCAGAAGAGCCTCGTACCAATCGGTATAGGCGGCTGCGGAGATGGTTTGACTGGCAGCGGTACAGACGGCCACCAGACCGGCCGCGCCCAGATTGGTCGTCCAACTGGAGGGGATATTCGTCCCATAGGCCACGGCCTGGAAGATGGCTTTGGCGAAAGCGGCAACAATATAGGGCTTGATCTCGCCCCAGATATCGTAATCCTGGTCGTCCAATACGGCCTCCGGGATGGGTACGATGACGGCCAATTCCTCGGCGTCAATAAACTTGTCGTCCCAGTTGACCTCACTGGTTTGCTTGAGGCCGGTATCGCCCGAAACGAAATAGGCGATAGGGAGAGCCGATAGCACAGGCAATCGTTTCTGTGCCCGGCTCATGGTGGGCAGTTGCCGCGCCAACGTCAGAAGCGGGTTGGCCTGCGGCAAGGTTGCCAGAATCTCGCGGCTGACTTCCTCTGGGATGAGGGCTGCCGCGTCGGTTCGGGAGATCACCGAATTATAGGGCATCGTAAACCTCGTTTCCCTTTTCTGTGGGGATGTTTACCCTCGCCCCAGGGCGAGGGTTAGACTCGGCCCGCCGCTCGCCGGATGAACTCATTCATCCCGCGGCTGGTGGGCGGTACTTGCGTTCCTGAGCCTGCGTTGCCGGGCGGCGGTCTCTGCCCGCCAAACAACTCAGGCGCCGCGGCCTTGATAGCCGCCCAGTCGGGATTGCCCTTGCGGTCAAAGAGGCTGTCGGCACTCGCCACCAGAAAAGCCGCCTTCGGATTCGTGCAGCCGATCTCCGGCTTGCCCGCTTCCTCGTAGAAACCTGCCTGGCGCTGCGATTGCTCGTACTTCGCAGTCAGTTCGTCTAGCGCCTTGCGCGCCTTTGACCCTTCTTCAAGGTCTTTGGCGACGCCCTTTAACTGACTGGCGAAGTTGTCGCGCTCATCGCGCGTGGCCTTGACCGTATTCCGCAATCCCTCGGTGTGCTTGGTGTAGAGTTCCTTGACCTTCGCGTCCTGTGTGTCCAGCCATACCTCAAAGGTCTCAGGCGTCCCGCCTTGCTGACCTTGTTGCTGCTGGTTTTGCTGCTGTTGCTGGCCGGGCGTCCCGCCCTGGCCCTGCTGTTGTCCGTCTACCATCTCGGTATTCCTTTCGGGCATCCCGCCCATGCTAGAATGAAAAAGCGGCGCATCACCTGGGCGGTAGTAATCCGCTGCCCAGACAATGCGCCGCTGAGTTAACTCGGTGGCCTTATTCGGTTACTAAGTTACTAGATTGCTAGATTAGCGGAACCTAACCGGCTCAGGCCCCCACTTGAAATTCCAGAAGTCCATGAATTGCTCTCTGGTTACTGGTGTCCCATTGATGCGAAAGTTTGCCTTCTCCCATTCCTCGCAATCATACTGCACGAGATAATAGCCACGATAGCGCCTCGCTTCAGGGTCAGCCTGGCGCAAGAGGCGGTCAATCAAGCCGAATGTCTTTACTTGCGCCACCCCCAACGTTGCCATCCCGAATTTATTCTCAACCAACATGAACATACCATCGCCGTCTTTCCCATACATCGGGCCATAGCAGCGCACAACCAAATCCAAATCCTCAACGACCATTCCGTTACTGCCGTTGGGAAGATTGGTTCTTAGCCAATCGCGAAAAGGCAATACCTGAAATTTGTCAGGATTGCGGAACTTCGGTTGTGCTATCATCTCTCAACCGTGCTAGTGTTAATGCTACCGCGTCCCTATTCTTATCAAAGCCTAGATAATGCCGTCCGGCCCGCGCCGCCGCTGCTACCATCGTGCCGCCGCCCACCATCGGGTCAAGCACCAAGTCGCCCGGCTCCGTTAATGCCTCAATCCATTTCTGCACCGGCTCCATTCCCTGCTGCCATTCGTGCCATTCCTTCTGTCGCAGAGAACGGAGCGCGTCGGGTATCCAACGTGTTTCATGGCGCGGCCCAGGCTTACGGAACACCAGCACGGGCCGCCATGCCTCAAACATGAGCGTCTTTTGAGCCTTGCTGTTGTTATCCGGCTGGAAAACACACAACGTCCAGTGATATTCAAGGTGTTGCGCCATGATAGCGAATACGTGAGGCAGGAACATCTTGCCGATGTAAAAGGCGCAAAGCCTGCCGGGTTTCAGCACCCTGGCCGCAAGCCTCCCCAGTGCCTCAACCGCTATCAAGGCGTTTCCGTCCCACGGTGGATCGCTGAAAACCATATCTACCGATGCCTCCGGCATTGTCTCTATGAAGTCCGGCTCTGTAATATCGGCCACGTAAACGCCATCAGGCGCATAGCCATCAATCGCATACTCAACGAATTGGATAGACTGAATCGTTTCCTGTTTCACCCGTTCCCGGCGCAGTTCCTTCGCTTTCTCCAATAGCCCCGCGCTGGTTAGTTCCCTATGAGCCGATTTCGTTCTGGCTACGTGTTCCTCAAACACCGGCTCCGGCACGGTCGCCTCTAACTGCCAGCGATTTGCTGCCTGTCGGCTGGTGGAAGTGTCTTTGAGCACCTGGGCGTATTCGGATATCAAATGTCCATCGGTGGACATTTGAAAATCATCGCTCCGTCTATCCCCTCCGCCCCCTTTCTCTATCTCGGCCAGCAATTCACCGGCACGGCGCTCTGCCCTCAACTTAATCTCCGCTACATCGTTCTGCATTTCCAACGACTCACCGGCCTGTCTTACGTAGAGGTGCAACGCCGCCGCCCTGTCGCGCACATCTTTTACTTCATCAATGGTACGCGCCTCCATGAGGGCGTGTTTGGCAGCGTCAAAGCGAACCAGGGTTGTCGTCATTCTTTCCTTTTTCTCCTCGGTATGATAGACCTTTCCACGCTGAGGTAATCTTCAATCAGGCCCAGTGCCATGATTAGCAACTGGCGAATACCCATCAATAGGATGCGCTCGCGCTCGCCGAGGGCGTGAGTCATCTGCGCCTACTGTGCTTCTTGGCACGATAGGCGGCGTAGGCTCGGTTAGCCGACTTCTTGCTCTTATACATCGCCTTGCCAGAACCGATGCGATACTTGCCGTTGCTGCCCTTGCGTACTGGCATCAGTTCACCAACTCCTTTAACGGTTTGACCACCAAACTCGCGCCCCACGTCTCGTCATCATGGCGCTTCACGATGTTATCCAGGCCGAACTTGCCCGCCCTCCACGCATCGTAGGTCCCCGGCCCCAGGATGCTGCGCTGTGTAGCCGCATCCTGTTTCATAAACCACTCACGCCCCGTTTCCC